AATATCTGCGAACTATCAGCAGCAACACCGGCAGCGGTGTCTTTCGTGGGAATACCCAAGCCATTAACGTACCGAACCTTGCTACCTGTCTGCTGCCATTGTGCGGATGCAGTAAGGGAGCATAAAGTGAGGGCAATTAGTAAGAATCTTTGTAACATAGTAAGTATTTATTGTACTAAAATAATAATTTTCTCTCCTGTGAAAAATGGCACTCCGCTATCAACGGCAAGTGTACCCGTGCTGATTGTCCACGTGCAACCCGTACCGGGTGAACCACTATAGACAATCGTTTCAAATGCAGTACCGCCCCTGCTACCGTATAACATTGTCTTACCTGCCCCACCGGGGATAGCGATGGAAGTTTCACCACCGGCAGCAGTGTATTGTAATACCTGTACCGTTGTACCCTGAATAAGTATCCCTACGGGCGTTATGGTGGTTCCTGCTAATGAGTACGGCCCTGTACCCTGGAATGTTGCCTGATACGTTCCAATGTCCTTATTTGCCCCCGTAATGCTTATTGATTGCAACCACACCAACCCCGACACGATAACCAACCCCCCTGCAGTGCCGTTATCTATAACGAACTTAATCAGATGCACCTCCCGATCCAACTGCGACTGCAACATAAACAGGTACGAATAGTCATCCAGTACCACCAACCCATCGGCTGAAATTGACCAATTTGCAACGTCTGGACGGCTCTCTTGGAACCATGCGGAGTTAACATTGGTTACCTCCATCGCATTAACACTAACGTTCAATGTGCAAGTACGGGAGCACGCTATCAGCGTGTCGGTATTCGCTATGGAATTGTATTTGTAGATGTTTAGCTTTTGGCCGGTTACTGGTGTCATATTATGTACAATCTGTTCCTAGTGTTAAATTTGATCCGGATATAGTGAATGGAGTGAACATCCTTGCACATATAAACGAACCAGGTGTCAAAGTTACATTGTATAACCAAGTTCCATCGCATTTCTGATACCCACCTGTCCAGTTAAATGGTGAAGTATTTGTATAGCGTTTGCAACTTGGAGGCAATAATGCAGGGTTAGCCGGGTCTATAAGGGTGTATGGTAATATTTCATCCCTAATTTGTAGGGCATTTGCTTCTATGGTGTTACTGATAAAATTAAACTGTGAAGCCCCGAAAATATACCTGTTGTCATTGACGGACAAAGTAGGCGACGGGTCAGTTATTGCCATTGTATTAAGAAGCCCTATAAATTCAGTATTATTGAATAAGTTATACTGACTAAACTGCATATTTATTTGTGGCTTTGATATGCAGTTAAAATATTGGTTAAATAATAAGGTACCTAAATTGATATAAAGCGTAGAAGATGCCCCGAATCTGTAAACATCTGTTAAAGGTGTATAACTTGTATTAGTGTATATTGATTGAGTTTGATTAACTGCATTGTATGGAAATGGTAAACCAATTAACACATCAACCTCTTTTTTGTAAGGTGTAGGTGTTACATCATTATAAATAACTCTACTGGATACAGGGTATGATGATTTTCTTGTTACAGATGCAAGATACAAGGCATTTACCTCGCTTGCTCTAACATTAAAATATATTACAAGTGTTCCACTTGCCGGGGCTGCTAATGTCTTTACATTTGTTTCTTTTATCCTGTCAGAGTTTTGTGGCGCTCCATAATAAGCAGTGCTATCATTATAAACCCAATAAGGTTCGTCATTGTTTTTCCTGTAATTCCAAAAGTTTCCACCCCCAACATCAATACGAATAAATATTCTTAACAAGTCATTTACATTGGTATAGGTTGCACCATAAACAAAAGTCAAATCTATTTCCTCGTTTTGTTGCACCTTGCCTGGTCTATCACAAATTAAAGTACTTGCTACCGTTCCAGCTACAATTCTTTGGCAAGTGAAATTATCAACAACAACTCTATCATAAATACCACTAACTCCTAAAGACTTTGTCCAATATATTGGCTCATTAGACGAATCTAATCTTGACAAATCTCCATTAGCTATTGTATTTTCAGGAAATTTAACATCACCTGTTATTTGAATACTATTATACCCTTTTTTTAATATTTTAACTTGCCCATTATTTATAAAGTAGAACGGTGTTAATGTATCATTTTGGTATGGCTTTATATCATACTTGATATTCTTTGTGCTTAAAGTATCAGCAACTAACTTCCAATTGGTAGTAAATACTCTGATACTATCAGATGCCTTTTCATTTACGGAAGTAAACCACCATTGCCCATTTGATTGATATAATTGCACTCCGAAAGACTCACAAATCCTTTCTAATACTTCATAGCAACTTGGATATGTTGTTGAGTTTTTAAGAAATATCGCAGGTGCTAAATACAATTGCCTTATAGTGCTTGTACTTTCGCTCATTGCAACCGTTTGATAATAATTAACTGATGAATTGAATGTATATCCATCAGGAAGATAGATATTCATTAAACAATTGTTAATTATCTTTTGTATCGTTTCAAGTCCGTTAACATCTCCTGTTGATGGGATATAGGGAATACTTTTCAACATCCCAAGTCCATCAATGCAGCTAAAAGTTATAAAGTTTCTTCCGGTAGTAAAAGGCAATGAAACGGTATCAAATAATATAAACCCTTGCCAAATCAAATAAGACGTACCATTGGCATAAAATTTCACATGATACTTTCTGTCATCCGTTGTAGTAAAGTCCGGCAATGGCCCTACAAACGAAGTGAAGTCCGCTTGTATCGTAAATGTGGTAGGTAGTATCGGTTGGAATTGGTCATCGCCGGAAGCATTACAATTCATTACAAAAGGCTCCGGCCCTGTACCTACTGAATACACGCTCCCCGAATAACCTTTCTCCCAAATTTCAGCAGTAAAGGTATGCCCTGACTTCCCTATGGCGGATAGGGTATATTTTTTACCGTATGCAGGAGGAACAAGCAGAGAAGCAGTTTCGTATGGTGTTGTTGTTGCACCTGCTATAATTCCAGATGTTACAGACGAGCCGCCTGTAGCTGCTTGTTTATTTGGTGCAAAAATGTATATCTGTGGGGTATATGCAGTTTCGTAATTGTACCCTGTGACATAATTAGTTCTTACTTCATTGTAAGCAAATGTTACAATTTCACCTTGACACGTTTGAAATTCAAAATATACAAATCCATCAGATGCAGCAGCTATATCTGTACTTGAAACTGTTATTGTTAGTTTATTACACGCCATATTAAGTAGTTAATCCTCTATAAACAGATGTCCTTTGCTGACTCAACCAAATGTCCTGACCGCTTATCCTTCCCTCAACTATCACCCTGCTATTACCCCCTCCCATTTGCGAAGCGGATGCTATGATTGACCTCATCTGATCGGGCCGGACAATATGCTCTGTGCCGTGAAGCATTACGGGATACCCCGACTTCGGGCCTGATACGGTGCCGCCTTCGGAGAAGCCGAGGAGACTTTTGAACATCTTGAAAAAACCACCGCCCCCTTCTTCTGTACCTTCTTTTTTTGCTGCTGCTGCACCTTCCGTACCTCCTGGAAGTAATGATAAAATGCCGGTAAATATTGCCGCCTTTGCTGCTGCCAATGCAATTTGAATAGCAAGATTTTTAAACATATTGCCAAATGCCTCACCAATGCTTTGACCTTGCTGCATAGATGTAACAAGTCCATTAATACTATTCATTGCAGTATTGGTTAGATTGTTTGCTACTTCTAATGTTTTGTTGTAATCATCTTGATATGCTTTTTTCTTCATTAAAAATTCAAGTTCACCTAACTTGCTAGGGTCAGGTGGTTTGATTGCTGCTGCTGCTTTCTTTTTAGGTGCAACCAAACTCAAAGCATCCAACCTCATTGATTCTTCGAGCATTTTGCCGTGTAAACTTTGGCGGAGTTTCCCCTTCTTTTCTTTATCACCATCTCCACCACCAAAAGGAGCAACAGCTAAATCTGAAATTGAATTTATTTTCCTGTTAATCTCTTGCTGAATCCTGTACCTTTCATTAGCAATTCTTGTTTCTTCCTTTAGTAATTTTTCCTGCGCTTGTATATCCTCTTGATACCTGCCCTTACTAAATGCAAGCATATCTCTATCTGCTTGCTCTTTATTTCTTTTTGCGTCTGCTAAATCTTGATCAAGTTTAATTAATGCATCATAATCTTTTTGTACTGCATCTCTTAACGCTTGCGCCTTTGCAGTTTGCATTATTGCATCTGCTAACTTTTTATGTGCTTCGGCTGCTTTTCCTACAAGAATATCCTCATCCGAATAGTTTTTAAGGTAGCCACCATATTCATTCCTTAAATCTTTAACCGCCTTTAACCTTGCTTCCCTTGATATATTGTCATTTGTGGCAGTAGCAAAAAGTATATCTAATTGCGATTTTTCTTTTGCAAGTGATTGCCTAAATTTCTCATTCTCTTGTTCGGTTTCTTTTAACTTTTCTTTTGTTGTTTCCAACCCCCTCGTCCAGTTACCGAACCCTAATTGAGCAAACTGCAACCCGGCAACAAGTGCAGATATACCCAATCCCAAAGCACCAGCAGCCGGAAGTATGTTTGTCAAGTTGTTGGCGATAGCATTAAAACCATACGGTAAATCCTGAATAACACGGGAAAGGCCGGTGAAGTCCTTACCCATTGCAACCACCTTGCCCCCTGTCTTATTAGCAGCAGAATCAACCTCATTAAGCGATGTAACGGTCTGCTTCATCGCTGCAATGGCTTGCTTATTATCAGCCGTGAGTACTATTTTGAGTGATTCTTCTGCCATTGCTTTATTTTAATGCTTCTGATAATTTCTTCATATTTTCGATAAACTGCTCCTGTGTCAATCTTTCCCCTCTATCCGGTTTATCATCTGTTGACAAAGGTAAGAATTCCGTTATCTCTTTGCGCCCCTTCGTTTCCGTGTTGGTGCAGTAGATCACATACGCAATCAACCTTGTCCTTTGCCACTCCGCCAACTGCCTTGCTTCATACCCCTTTCGGTATAATAAAAATTCTCGCCAGGTAAGCCGCCAAAACTGCTCAATCGTTAGGCCAACTTCCAAGGCGAGAACTATAATCTCATCCCACGTCTTTTCTCTTAACTTTTTTTTTCTTCTTGCGCCTCCTTATCAGCAGGTATATCGGGAATCATGGACTTGATGGTGTAGTTCACAAACCCTGCAATCGCAGCACCATTAGCACCCCCCGACTCATCAATGTACTTGGCAGCAGTCCTTTCATCAATCACCGTTCCAGCGCTCTCCGATGCCGCCTGTACCATCGTAATAATGTGCTTGAAAGCAAACACCTCCCCATCATACAACTGCATTAGCTTTGATATGGCAAGATTGCCATTCATCTCACAAAAGCGGTGCATCGCCCATGTTCCCCACTCTAATTTGATAACACCTCCCGAAATTGGTAATTCGTATGGTGTCATAAATTAGTATGTCTTTGTTTGAGTTAAAGGAGCAGAAGCTACCTGAAATTCAGCATCAAACTTCATGGTATCCTTATCGTCAGCACTCAATGAAAGTGAGGTAACGAAGATTTCACCGCTATACACGATGTCACCGGATACTGCCGTAGCAGGGCCGAAACGTGCAGGGCATTGTATCTTGTTTTGCAACATGAAGTACAAACGCTCATAGCTTTCACGGCTCACGGTTCCAGCTTGGTCAATAGCATGACCTGAACAGGAAATTGTCTGTGAAACGCTATCACCGGGCAGTTGCAAGTCTCCGCATTTGGAATCAGCATCAATTGGGTCACGGGTGATTTCCATTGAGTTGGAAGTCAAACAAGCTACGGGCAGAAAAGAGCCGTTTCTGTCGAAGTCAAGTTGAAGGA